AATTCCGACAGGAGGAGTGATCGGTAATCCTTCGTTGTTGGATTTTTTGTTCGGTCGGACTAAATAGAAAGGACAATATAATGCCTGGAAAAAAACCACATAGAGCACAAGAACGCAAAAGAGAAAAATGGAACGCCCTTCACTTGGAAGGACGAAAAAAACACGCCCAAGCAAAGCGTAAAATTAAACACGAAAAGCGTTTGGCGAAATTCGCTGAACGCGGAAAGGAAAAAAATGTATAACTATACAACAACAATTAAAAAAGGAGTAAGAGTATTTGTATTATTTACACTTCCTTGGTTGGTTTCAATCTTCATTAAAGAGATGCCAGAAATTGCTAACATCTCAATAGGCGGGTTGCTCGTAATGATTTGTAATTACCTAAAACATCGTTGCGAAATTACTCTTGGCGGACTACTATAATCCCCCAAAAAAGAAAGCGTGTGTCATAGGAGTATGTGCCCACGCTTTTTTTAGTTATCCCCAGCCCCCTCAAACTTGGCTTGTATATTAACATTGTAGCGGGTTGATTTTCGCTTGACAGGGATGTTGAAGTATGTATAATAGAATTATGAAACATACAAACAGACAAAGAGTTCTTATTTATATTGACCAACACACAAAACACATAGTAAAGTCCCCTAACTGCCCAGAGATAGCACACGGGCTACAAATTAAACGCCAACTGGCAAACTACTATGTTAATTGGCTTGTAAAAAAAGGTCTATTAGAAAAACTGCCTCATAATAATTATGGGCTAACAAAGGAGGGAAAAAAATGTCTAAAAAACAAAATAATTTCATAAAGTTTTTAACTAAATTATCTATTAAAGAAAAAATGGATTGGAAAATGTTTTTTAAAGATATGAACAAAGAAGAAAATACTCGTAAAATAATTCGTGCTTATGTCGGGAGTGCCGAACACCTAACAGAAATACTAAATCTAACAGAAATACTAAATCTCAATCCAGCGAAAGAGATTGACAAAATAAACGACTATCAAAAGAGAACTATGAAGTTTGTCGCCCAAGACAGAGAAGACCTTGATTACGAAAGCCAACGGGATTTAGAGGACGAACGGTATATGAACGAAGTGGAAAATCAAGAGTTCCGTTGGGGCTCGGAAAGGGGAAAAAATGAAAATTAAAGCATTCACATTAAACGCCCTCCGAGAAACTCTTAAACAATTAAGGGAAGATGTATCTATCCAAGAGTTAGCCCAAGTTATCAAGGAAGTGCTTGATGAGATTGAGGTTGAGAGTTTGAGAAAGGAGTTAAAATGAAATATAACATTACGAGAAAATACGGCTTACCTCGCTATGAAAACTTTGATTTGTCTATTCTTGAAACCGAAAAAGACCCGTTAGAAACACTTAAAGATTTAGACAAAATTGCCGAAGAATATATCGCTGAATTAAAGAAAAAAGAAGCCCAAGACGAACCCTCTAAAACTTATCGTATAGGCAATGAATGGTTTATCCTCAATAAAAAACAAGATGTTCTTTATCGTAAAGAACCATCGGATAAAAAACCAATAACAAAAGGAAGCGAACCTATAAAAGGCAACGCACCTTTCTAAAACTATGCAAAAACAAATACAAATAAAATCGGTATCAGTTATCAAAGAAGGAAACACAAACGGCAGGGACTGGAAAATTTACAAAGTCCAGTGTCAAGGTGATGACGAGATGTCAGAATTCACCACTTTCAAAGGCGATTATGTAAATGCGGAAGGACAGCAAATGATAGGTGAGTTTGAATATAGTCAGCAGTATAAAAACTGGAAAGAGATTTCTGCCACGCAAGCCAAAGAAAACGAAAAGCACGAGGAAATTATGAATGCTTTAAGAGAAATTTTTAATCTAATTAACGACCAAAAAACGCCTACTATCAATACAGATGAAGTAAACGCTAATATACCCAAAGGAGAATAAATGAAAACCATAGATCAAATAATTAAAGAACTACGCAATGATGAACTTAAAGAGAACCCAAACCAACTCTCCGAGTATCTTGTCGTCTTGTCGGCTTCTCTAAATGAGGCAGGAAACTTTGAGCTTGACGCTGAAATGGATTACGCTAAAAAATGGGAAGAGATTAAACTCTCGGAAGAAAAAATAACCGATAAAATGGTAGATATGAAATGTAAACAAACCGAAGAATATAAACTCTGGCAACAAATGAGAATAGCCCGCAAAACGATTGAGGAAGTAATAAGAGCGATACAAAAACGCTTGGCTAATTTGAACACGGAATATATGAGTGGACAGAATTTTTGAGTTATAGAGCCAAATCTGCTTGTGGATAAACCCGCTTGACACCCAAAACAGAACCTTTATAATTAGTAGTAATGAAAACCACGATGAAGGTAAATTTAATTGAAACGAATGAGCCAGCCAAAAAACCTCTTCATCGTGGTCGGTTGGCTCTTTTGTTTCCATTAGAAAGGCAAAACTATGAAAAAAAGAGAAAAACATATTCATTGCTGGCGACCACTTGCTATAGATGAAAATACTGGATTTATATTCTATATTTGTGTTAAGTGTGAACAGGTAGTTTATTTTGAAATAAATTATATTGACCACATTTCAGAACATAACTAACTATGGCACAAAAATATTTTGACGAAAGCGGAGATAAAAAATACTTTACAATTATTCCAAATTTTATCACTAATCATTCAACAGCAAATGACCAATCGTTATATCTTCAAATGAAAAGAATTGCTGGTGATGGCGGTATTTGCGAAGCAGGATATAGATACTTTATTAAACAAATGAAGATAGGATATAAAGCGTATCAAAAATCAAAAAAATATCTTTTATCTAAAAAATGGATTACTTATATTGGAAAGAAGAAAGTTTTAACAAAACAAGGTGAACAAATAGTTGATTGTTATAAAGTAAATGATATTTGGAAACTTAATAATGAACATTATCAAGGTGGTGCTGAAAGAAACCACCTTAAAGACGAGGTGGTGTTGAAAGAAAACGAGGTGGTGTCAAAAGCAAATGAGGTGGTGCTGAAAGAAAGCATAAGAAGAACAAGAAAGATAAAGAAAGATAAAGAGGACGATAAACTTGAATTTTCAGAATTACTAAAGAAATACCCTAATTTTAATAGTTTCTATTCTGCTTATCCAAAAAAGAAAGATGGAAGGACTGCCTTAAAAGCATTTCAGAAACTCTCCCCAAGCCCCTCTCTGGAAAAAGGACAACGGACAATTTATTCCATATCCAGCAACTTATCTCAATAAGCAACAATGGGAAGATGAAGAAACAAAAACATTAAACCTTAAAAAAGAAATTTATGGATATTAAGGAGGAAATAAAAAAAACAGAAGAAAATCTTACTCTTACAAGCGAAGAGCAAAAAGCGGTAGCCGAGCGTGAAAGATTATTATCAGGTTTCGCTAATTACGACAATGTTGATAGGGTTGTTAGTTTTAAGAAGTTAGCAGAAGAATTATCCCAACAAAAAGACGATGACGGGATTAAAACCCAAATCCCATTGTTAGATAAAAAAACAGACGGGTTTAGAAATGGGAATGTAGTTATTGTATCAGGGACTACGGGCAATGGAAAAACTGCCTTGCTTCAAACATTTTTAAAAGCATTTTCAAAACAAAATATCCCAACGCTATTTTTTACCTACGAAGTCCCGCCAAAAGAATTTCTTAAAAAGTTTGAAACAGATATGCCAGATTTTGCCTATATTCCCAAACAACACAAAACTTCAAAGATGGATTGGCTTGAACAAAGAATTTTAGAAGGCGTGGCGAAATACCAAACAAGAGTTGTAATGATTGACCACCTCCATTACTTGCTTGATATGGGGCAGATGTCAGGCAATGCTTCATTGTTTATTGGCAGTATAATGCGAGAACTAAAAAGAATTTCAATAACCTATAACCTAATTATATTCTTAATAGCCCACACAAAAAAAGTAAGGTTTAGCGAGGAAGAAATGCCAGACCTAACTTCATTGCGGGATAGTGGAATGGTTGCTTGTGAAGCGGATTATGTATTATTTATTGACCGCAAACTAACAGAAGACAAACGGAATTGGGATAACAGGGCAATGTTATTCGTAGCCAAAAATCGTTGGAATGGGATAACTGGCTGGATACCATTGATTTACTTAAACGATAAATTTAGCGAAGAAATTAAAGAACAAAAATATGTTGAGAACACCCAGCGGCGTCTTATTGGAGGGTGAATCAGAAGAAGAAACCCGCCTCCAAAATAAAAAAATGTTTTTAGAAGTTAGATTATCGGCTTTAAGGGCGTATCAAGAAACCAACGACCTTGATTGGATTAAAATAATAAAGGATTTAGATGAAAAAATTAAAGCTCAAAACAAAATTTTGGCAAGCAGTCCAGAAGTCGCAGGTCAAGAAGATGAATGCTCTACGGAAAAAAATAGAGAGAGCGGAATTCCAAACAAAATAAACACAAAAGAAATAGGATTTTAATCGCTGGGTGCGGTAAGCCCCCGTTGGGAGACGGATTAAGAACTTCCGCCATCGTGGGATAGGAGAGCAAGAAACTAACTGACCGCTTCTTGCCCCAGCCATTTTAACCAAAGAAGATAAATAAATAAACATATTATGAAGAAAGAACATAAAGAAATAAATATACCAATTCATTTAGATTATGGAGTATCTGATAAGTGCCTTAATTTATCTGAAAGTTATGGTGAAATTTGTGTTAAATGTGGAAAATGTGGACGAAAGTTTTTTAATGGAGTATTAGCGAAAAGTGGGAAAGAGGCGAGGAAAATATCAAATAAAGTAAAATTACTAACGGCTCATAAGCCAAAATATATTATGAAAAGAGAATGTAAAAAAAGCACACACGGTAAACACGAATGGATTAAAAATAAAGGACAATCTGTTTATTATTGTATCTGTTGTGGGAAAATTACGAAAAAAATAAAGGAAGAAAAATTACCTCCTGTGAAAATTTTCCAAATAGATAACTAACTTAACAGCTCATAAGCCAAACAAATTATGAAGAAAAAAAGATGTCAAAATTGTAAATATTGGGAACAAGCTTATACTAATTCAGATGACGGATATTCAATTTCTTTTGGGGTTTGTAAAAAATATCCAATTGGAGTTGAAAAAGTTGAAAGAGATTATTGTGGAGAATATAAACCAAAACTAACGGCTCATAAGCCGAGAAAGGAGTAAATATGAAATTAAAAAACCAAGTATGTTCATTAGAGCTATCAAAACAATTAGAGAAATTGGGAGTTAAGCAAAATAGTTTTTGGTATTGGTTTAATCCATTTAAAAATCAAGGTTGGGAGTTGGTAAGATATTTGGAATGGGATTTTAATATGCATCACGAATTTTACCGTGCATATTCAGTAGCCGAATTAGGAGAGATGTTGCCAGAAGATTATAAAATAACTTTAATGAAAGATAATAGAGAAATAACAGTCGGTTTATGGAATTTAGATAAGAAATGGGGCAAAGAAAGACATTGTTCTAATTTTGAAGCTAAAACCGAAGCAGACGCAAGAGCTAAAATGCTTATTTATTTAATAGAAAACAAAACTAACTCGCTCTTAATTGAGCAGAGGAAGGAGTAGGATGAGTTATTATCATACAGATAAAAAATGTAAAAATTGCGTATTAAATGGGGATTGCTTAATTGAAGACCCAGAAGAATGCGATGAAAAAGAAGACGAAGACGATTAACTTAACCCCTCATAAGCCAAATATATGAAGATAAACACAAACAAACTAAACCTCAAAGGAAAAATAACTACAAAACACGCAGAGGAGATAGAGGAGATAATCTATCAAGAACTTCGCCAAGCGGAATATAAAGGACTAATGGAGGGTAAACGGATTTGGAGGAAATACATAGTAGAGGAGATTGAGAAGATGAGGAAGTGTTGTGCAAAGTATGATTTGGCTTGTGAAGAAAAATGGGCAAAATATCACCAAGCATTAGAAGACATTAAAAAACTAAATAAGGAGTAAAACTATGAAAAAATATAAACTAACATCAATAAAAAAAGAAGTTTATGGAATAACGCTATTCCAAATACAAGCCCTTAAAGATTTTGGGAATGTAAAAAAGGGCGAGTTAGGCGGTTGGATAGAAAAAGAGGATAACCTATCGCAAAATGGCAACGCGTGGGTTTCTGGCAACGCGAGGGTTTATGGCGACCTAAAACTTATAGGCGGATATTTTTATCACTATAAACAAAAATCAGAAAAAATAGAAAAAGTAGAAGTCAACGGAGATTATGAACTTTTAGCAAGAGAACCAGTTTTAGACAAGGAAGCCAAAGATGAAATGGTTAGCGTTGAAATCTCAAAATCAACATTAGAAGCCCTTAAAAAAGAGGGGATTAAAGTAAAATGAAAAACCCAACACTAAAACTACAAAAAAGACTAATCAAACAAGAATACCAACTTGACCGCTACCGCCAAACAGGAATAGATAACCACAAAAACTATGCCTTAACAGTCATCTGCGGGGTTGTCGCTATATCAGTCCTGTCGTGGGCGATGTTCAAGTTGGGGTTTTATTTTGGGCAAATTATATGAAACAAAGAGAAATAAAATTTAGAGGAAAACATATTACCACTAACGAATGGGTTTATGGAGGATTTTCTTTTGATAAATTTGGTCGGGAAGTAATTATAGAATTTAAAAAGGAAATTGCTCACATAGTAGATCCAAAAACCGTTGGACAATTAACAGGACTAAAAGATAAAAATGGAAAAGAGATATTTGAGGGAGATATTTGTAATGATAACGGAGTAGTAAGGTTTATTGGAGGCAGATATTTAATTATGTATCCAGATGGAAAGTTTGAAGATTTAATTGGAGATGAGGATGAAATAATCGGCAACATATATGAAAATAAAGATTTACTAAAATGAAATACATAATCACAATCTGTATATTCCTATCAGCACTTTACTGCTGGTATCTCCCCCAAATATACTACGAGATACAAGGTTTTGATTTCAGTTATGCGGAGGATTTGAAAGAGCGAACGAAGGCGGAAGAGGAATTAGAAAAATATGTTAAGGAAATTTTAAGCCCCATTGTAATTGACGAGAAAATGCTTGATTGGGTTATTATGTGCGAAAGTTCAGGAATACACGAAGGAATTTGGGGACGGCAGGGAGAATACGGAATACTCCAATTCAAGCAAAAATCATTTTACTGGCTATCCAAAAAATACAACTTCACGGGCGACTGGAAAAGCAAAGAAGACCAGATTGATTTATTCTTATTGGTGAGTGAAGAAGATAAATATAAACATTGGAGTTGCGTGAGGAAATTTTACCAATTAAAAGATATTGAAAAGTTAATTAAGGAGATGGAGTAATATGGCAAAGAGAAATCCTATCAAGACCGCTCGCAACAAAGCCGACCGCTTATATCAGCAAGTAGGGCTTAAACTCAATCCAAAGTGCGAATGTTGTGGAAAACCTGCGAGCGAGGTTCATCATTTTGTCCCGAAATCTCTTGCTTCATCTTTGCGGTATGAATTAAAAAACGGAATATCAATCTGTCGTTCTTGCCATTTTACTCATCATACAAAAGCCGACCCTATTATTTATGAGAGAATGGTTGCCAACAAACCGCAACACTGGTTTTTTTTTATTAAAAGAGAACGCAACAAAATAGTCAAAACAACATTAGGCTGGTATAAAGAACAGATTAAAAAATTAGAGGAGTTGCTATGACCCAAGCAATAAACAAATACACTATATTAGTTCATAGTAGATAATTAGTATAAACAAAATAAATGATCAAAAAAATAGACTGGGACAACGAAACAGATAAACTACGGCTTATCCATTCTCACCTCAAAGATATTATGAAAGAGCGTTCACTTGGAGGGAATAAAGGTATCCCTTGTTGGTTCGGAAAACCCAAAGACTTGCCAAAAGATTATTACAAGGCATTAGAAAAAATCAACGATGCTCTTTATGACGCTGAAGAAATAACTTGTAAAAAAGCAGGATTATGACCCAATCGGCAATCTCAATAAATTAAAAGCGATACGCTGTAAAAAATGTAAAAAATGAAATTCCCAAATTACGAACAGATCAGGTTTAGAATTATCATCAAAGACCTCTTCAAACACTACCACCCGAAATTTATATCCAAGCTAACTGGCTATGATATTGCCTATATTTATGCCTTGCGAAAAAAGTGGAAACTTTCCACAGCGAAACGCTCTTGACTTCTAAAACAGCTTTGCTATAATGGAAGTAATGAAAGCAAAAGGACACCCAATTTGTGTAAGGTATCCCATTTAGGCGACTTTGTGTTCGCCTGTTTTTATTTCCGACTTCCTAAAAGTCTAAAGCTAATCCTAAAAACAAAGGCGAAAAGCCAATTATATTTATAAGTTCTTGCGACATTTGGGAGGTCTGAAATGGATGTTTATTCGCACATTTCCACCATCCCCGAAGTTGGGGAAGGCAACGAAAGATAATATCGGCACCGTTCATCAAATGCTCTTTCCATTCCGATAAGAGCAACCCCAACGAGAGCCACCGCTAAAAGTAAGATTGTGATATAGGTTTTCATTTTAATAGTTTAGAATAGTTTTCAAACCAGTTAAACATTATATTATAAATCTTTTTGTATAATTCAGTTCCAGATTTAGTATATTGGTGTGCGAATACACAACTACTTATCCCGTATCCAGAAACAGCTTTTTTAATCTGTTTTTCAGTAGAATTTTTTATCATCATATCAAAATCCTTTTTCGCTTGGTTGTATATTTTTAACTGTTCTTTTCTCATAAGTTTAACACCTCCTCAATTGCCCCTAATGTCCATCACTTACGCTAAAAGCTGGATAGATTAGGAGCATTTGAGGGGGAGCTAACCATATTTTTAACCCCCTCTCTATTTAACTACTCCTATTTTATCAGAAGACAAAAACCCTGTCAAGAGAAAATAAACATAGAATATTTGACTAATATAAGCGATAAAAACAATGACTAAAAAGTTATCCACAATTATGAAACTAATATACGATATAAAACCACCGCATATATTTAAACAACAACAGTTAAAAGCGGAAGCGAAATATCTTTTGGCGGGAGCATTAAATCAAGATGAAGACCTGTCAAAAATTGCCCAAAGAATAATAGATTTACAGACAAAGGGAACGGTGTTTGCTTGGAATGAAAGAGATTATAAGATACTTCGGGAATTTATGGCGACCTAAAACTCATAGCCACACAAACCCATTAGAAGAGATTAAAAAGTAAAGGAGTATAAAACTATGCCGACAATTAAACAAAAACAAGCGGTAGAGAGAATCATTGAAAATCGTGGAAACATATCAAAGAGTATGAAAGAGGTTGGATATAAAGAAAATACTTGTAAAAACCCTTCAAACTTAACAGAAAGCAAAGGTTTTAAAGAGATATGCGAGGAAGCAGGTTTAACTGATAACTTAATTCTTACAAGTTTAACAGAAGATATCAAGTTAAAACCTCAAAATAGGAAGCCAGAACTTGAATTAGGGGCTAAAATAAAAGGTTTAATTAAAGACAAGCTTGATTTAACATCAGGTGGCAAACCAATACCTTTATTTGATAATACCAAGAAGAAATAAGCGTTTTAAGAGCTTAAAAATAGAAAGTAAGGGTAATATATGGCAAAAAACAGAAAAAACCTCATTTTCGTATCAAATTAACTCTTTATATAAGCCAAATATACTAAAGCTACACGGGGGAGTATAAACCACTAAATTATGCCTTATTCTATAACAACCGCCACCAACAAAATCAGAGCGTTAAAAAAAAGGATAAGAATTATACAGGGCGGAACATCAGCCAGTAAAACGGTAAGTATAGTAATGGATTTAATCCATAGAGCCCAATCAGACAAAACCCCAACCTTAACAAGTATAACATCAGAGAGCTTTCCACATCTTAGAAGAGGAGCAATGAGAGATTTTCTTCTAATAATGAAAGAGCACAACTATTTTAAAGACAAACTATGGAGTAAATCAGAATTTACTTATGATTTTGAAACAGGAAGCAAGATTGAATTCTTTTCAGTTGACCAGCCAGACAAATTAAGAGGAGCAAGACGAGACCGACTATTCATTAATGAAGCAAATAATATCCCATTTGACGCATTTGAGCAGTTAGAAGTTAGAACCAAAGAATTTATTTATCTTGACTACAATCCAACTAACGAATTTTGGGCATTCACGGAACTAAACGATAGAACAGACACAGAACGGCTTATTTTGACCTACAAGGACAATGAAGCGTTAAGTCAAGAGATTACAGACAGCATAGAGCAACGCAAGAATCGCAAAGGCTGGTGGAAGGTCTACGGATTAGGATTATTAGGCGAAGTAGAGGGCAAGATATTCCGAGATTGGAAGATTATTAGCGAAATACCGCACGAAGCCAAACTAATGAGATACGGATTAAACTTTGGATACACCAATCACCCTTGCGCCTTAGCAGCAATCTATTACTACAACGGGGGATATATTTTAGACGAGATACTTTACGGACGAGGGATTAGCAACCAGAACATAGCCGATACGCTTAAAAACGAAAATAAAGCGTTAGTGGTAGCGGATAGTGCTGAACCCAAGAGCATAGATGAGATTAAAAGTTATGGAATAAGTATAATCGGAGTTAAAAAGCAATCCGCAGGCGGAGTTAAAAGCGTTGTTGGCTCTGAAAAGAGTTTTGTTAATTGGAGTATAGCCGCAGTCCAGCAAGAGAAAATAAGTATCACAAAAAGGTCAATCAATCTTATTAGGGAGTATAGGAACTACTTATGGCAGGTTGATAGAGATGGCAAGGTGATGAATGTTCCAGAAGAGCCGTTTCATTACTCAATGGACGCTGTTAGATACGGAATTTCTTCACTCGCTCCAATAATCAATAAAAGGGATTTATTAGACAATCTCCCAAGATTTCCAAGAAAAGAACATAAAAACCCAGCAGTATGAGCATATTTTTAAATAAAAACACCAAACACCAAATAAAGCAAAAAGAAGAAGCCGAACGCAACAAATACCGCAATATGATGGTTTCTTTATCCGATGAGTTAGTAGGGTGGCTCAAAGAGAAGGACTTAACTATAGGGGATTTTGAGAACTTAGTCGGATTTGTTAGAAGTAGTTTTGAGATGAGCTATAAGAAGACCAAGATTAAAAGTTTTAACAAGAAATGAAACTAATTTTAAAACAAGGTAAAAAATATACCGCAATAGAATGGACAGAAGAATGGCAAAACGCCAAATCTAAACTAATTAAAGATTTATTAAAAGATATGGTTGAAGAATTAAAGCAGGACAAAAAATCCTGATAAAGAATTTATAATAATGAAACCCTATAAACAATACATTTTAGTTAAACTTATCAGAAAAGAGGCGAGTTCCACGATAATAATTCCTGATAGCGTTCAAAAAAGAACCAGTCAGGGCGAGGTTTTAGGGGTAGGACACGAGGTCAAGGAGGTTAAAGCAGGCGACAAGATAGTTTTTAATTGGGCAAAGGCGAGGTTTTTTGAGGGAGAGGGGGAATTGGACGCCAACATCGCCAAGAGGATTTTAATTAAAGAGGAGGATGTATTTTTAACTTATGACTAAAAAACTAAAATTGCGTGTTCAAATAGGCAAAAAACCAATAGCGGCAGGGCTTAAAAAAAGGGTCTATCGCTTTGAAGCTGACACAATAAAGGGCTTAGCCAAAGAGTTGACAACAATCAACATTCCAAAAATGTTAGAAGAGTGTTTTTTTACTCTTGAAACAGAGGACAAAAAAAGAGAAATATCGCTCAACTCTTTCAAATCAAGACGGCTTTTCAATAACGAATTAAACGCTTACTTTTTTATTAAACAACAACTATGGATGGTAAAATAGACGATGTCTTCCAATTTATAAAAACCGAAGAAACCTTATTCCAAACAGGAGTAGGTGTTCCTGTCGTGGACGGGTGGGATTTTGATATGTATAACCATATTAGAAAATCAACCCTCTATAAGTTCGGACAATTGGCTAATCGGACAAAAACCGACGACGACCCAGTGATTAATATTATCCTCCCTATCCTCAATGTTGCTTACAGGGCGGAAAACATAGATGTTAAAGATATCATCCCTTATGTGAATGACCCCAAAAATCAACACAAGTCAATGTTTGTCAAGAAGTTCCACGATAGGTGGGCAAGAAGCGAAGAGTTTGAGATGGATGAGTTTCTTGACGACTTACAAGAGTCAAAAACAGACTTTGGTTTAGTTCTCGTTAAAAAGGGCGGGGGACATCCCGAAGTAGTCCCATTACAGAGATTAGCGTTTTGTGACCAGACAGATGTATTATCGGGACCAATCTGCGAAAAACATTCATATTCTATTGACCAATTAACTGAAATGAAAGGCAGGTGGGACGCTGACGCCATAGACGATATTATTGTTATGGCTCAATCCGAAAAAGCCCAACAGCAAGTTAAGGGCAAAAAGCAGAAAACCCCAGGCAAGTATATTGAGGTCTACGAACTTCACGGAACATTCCCCGAAACTTGGGTTGATGATGACGGAGACCCTGATGTTTATACTCGCCAGATACACATTGTCAGTTATTACCAAAGTGAAGATTTGAAAGACAAAGGAATTACCTTATTTAAGGGCGAAGAAAGAGAAAATATCTACGAAGCCCACAAACGAGATAAAATCTTCGGCAGGGCTTGCGGATTAGGCGGAGTGGAAGAACTCTTTGAACCGCAGGTCTGGCATACTTACTCCGCTATCCAAAAAAAGGAAATGCTTGACACAGCCGCTTTAATGATTGTCAAGACGACTGACCCAGGACTGGCAAAACGCCAAAGAATAACTGATTTAGAAAAAGGCGAAATGTTAGAACTTGAAGACGGCAAAGACGCTTCCCAGCTGGTTCTACAACCAATTAACTGGGGAGTGTTTGATGATTGGCAGGAGCAAATGAAGCTGACCGCCCAAACACAAGGTTCGGCTAACGATCCGCAATTAGGCGTAGAGCCAAAAGCAGGCACTCCTTTCGCTTTACAACAACTGACCACAGTTCAAGGACAGGGGCTTCACCAATACCGACAAGGCAAAATGGCTACTTTTATCGGAAAACTCTATCGCAAATGGTTCTTAAAGCAGATAGTTGCCGAAATGAACAAGGGCGACCAATGGATGGAGGAATTGTCGCTTGACGAAATGAAAGACATCGCTGAAAAAATTGCCGACAAACAAACAAACGACAGGATTAAGAAACTTATTTTAAGCGGTAAAGTGGTTCACCCAGAAGAAATTGAGATATTTAGGTCTCAATTCAAGGAATTATGGATGAAAGGCGGAAACAAGAGGTTCTTCAAGATTATCAAAGATGAAATGAAAGATATTGCGATTGATGTAAAGATAAACATCAAAAACAAACAAAAGAATTTAGTTGAAGAAGCTGACAAGATTGTCAATTTTATGAGAGCGATAATCGCAAGTCCAGTTCTGCTTGAAAATGAAGGATTTGCGGATTTAATGAACCAAGTAATTGAAAATTACGGGTTAAATCCTGTTTCATTCCAAGGAATAGGACAGTTGGCTCAAGCCCCACAGCCCGCAGAAGCCCCTGTAAGCCCTGTTCCAGCTCAAGTTAAGTAAATATGAACAACGAACAACAACAAGCGAAAATAAGGCAATTTATGAGCAATAAGAAGATGGTTGAAGCCGTTAAGAATGTTTTGCTTTCAAGTATAGGGGGAGATGATATAAGAAAGTTTATTTTAGATTTAGTCCCCCAATGTAATGACAACAAAGAATTAGGAGAGAATGTCAGAGCTGTTTTTATGGGAATGAAACTTTTTGAGAGCGGATTTAAAAAATTATTAGAAATTGGAAAAGAACAAACACCTAAAAAAGAAAAGAAAAATCCAGCAGTATAACGGGATATAGGTCGTAATCTCGTAAGATAAGAAAGGACAAATATGAACTTCATAAAAAATCAAATAATTCCAGGTCTAATTATACTATCCATTATAAGCGGATTAGGAGCGTTTGGATATTTCTTTATTCAGGGTATGAAAGCTGAATTTGCGAAACCGATACAAACTGGAAGCGTAGCAATCACTCACGAATACCAAGCCACAACAACAGTCCTAATCACAGGAACGACTTACAAGGCGGCTCAAACCCGCCACTTAGTCGCTTCCTCAACAGCAGGTATTACGCTTGGGTCGGTAGTCATCGCCAGCACGACAGCGAATACGATGGCTATCTACAACGCCACCTCGTCAGACGCGGTTGTAAATGGCGACGGAACACTCATCACAACCTTCCCCGCTTCAGCCCCCCAAGGGACATATACTTTTGATGTGTGGCTTGATAAAGGACTGGTATTAGATTTGGCGTCAGGGTTCGGAGGCGATTATGTCGTAAGCTTCCGTAGATAATTGAAAGGATAAAAAAATGATACCCAAGATGAAATCTCTTCGGGATAAGATATATTCTCATCCCCTAATAGAGAAAGTAGAAAAATTAAAACCGAAAAAAGTAAAGGTCGTAAAAAAAAGGAGAAAGAAAAATGAACAAAAAAAACTTAGTAAAAGTAAATAAAAACGCTATTATAGCGACAGTTATCGGATTAGTGTTGTTAGTAGGCGGAGTAGGGTTAGTAAAAGCAGGACTGCCGTTTTGGGATAAAGTAGCCCAATACGCTGGAATTGGCATTGTGGAAAAGATGGAAGTCCCTGTTTTTGAAGATTTGACAGTTGGAGCATTCCCTGGTCCCGATGTCTATGAAGAAATGCGTTTTCACGATGGATTTTTAGGCGAAGCGTCATTTCAGATTGACCTAAACTTCCAGCAAGCAACCAGTGCGGCGGATAACAATGTAGCAGACCAAGCAACTGAATTATTGGTGGGGTCTTATAAATATAACGGAACAAAAGACCTGCTCTGTAATACGGTTGCGATTGACATCTCAACTGCTAATGGGCTTTTCGCTTATGACTTAAAAATGGGCACAAGCACATCAGCTACAAGTTCAGACGCTCATTTGATTACGGAAACAGATGATGGCAACGCTATTGGAACAACCACAACAGATATTCTAAACAAAGAAGACGACGAAGGCACTTCAACAGATGAAATTTGGGTAATGACAGCGGGAGAGTATTTCGTAATCACCCAAACATTCCAAGCGGCAAATGCCACCTCCTCTGATTCGTTCACGACAGCAGGCGGTAATGCGACAGTTGGCAAAGCGTTTGTTAACTGTTGGTATAGATACGACAATAACTAATTAACTGGAGCAGAAGTATCTCCTTAAACCACTTCTAAACCTATGGATAAAAACATTAGCGGGCAAGACGCTTTAAAACTTGCAGAGGACGCTCTTACCTCAACTGATAAAGAGAAATTTCCAAAACTTTACGCAAGCCGAGAGGCGACCATTAAAGCGTTGGAAGTTGCTCAAAATCAAAAAATAAGAGCGGAGAAAGCCGAAAAAGCGGCTAAAAAAACTCCTAAAAAAAAGGAAGTAAATCCTACTTCTAAAACAAAGGATAGTTTTGGCTACGGTGAATTAGCTTATCTTGAAGCAAAGAAAGTGTCAGAAGAATGCCACGATTATCTGCTTAAAGAAGTCCAATCCACTGGAAAAGAATTAAAGGAAATACTTGGCTATAAATATGTCAAGGAGGAAATGGACAAATTAGTGGCTGACAAAGCATCCGAAGACGCAGTCCCAACAGGAAGAAAAAGAGGGGCTGGAGCGTCAGCGAAAGCGTCAGTTGATTATTGGGTTAAAAAAGGAGAATTGCCTCCTAATACGCCCGAAAATCAGAAGCTTCGCAGAGATGTTGTCAACACCAGACAGAAACGAGCCACTGATGGGTCTAAATATGCCGAACAACCTGTAATTCAATAGGTCGGTAGCCAAAAGATAACTCATTGATAGGCGAATAGATAAACCTATCAATCACTATTACAGTTGCGAATACATTTTTATATCCTGAAGAGTGGAGTGTAAAACTTCAGGAGCGGCTTGATTATCCGACTTGCTGGAAGGAAATTTGCAGGGTTCAATACACCAATTCAAGGGTGTTCTACAACCCATATCGTTCAACAACTCCTTCTTTGCAGTCCCACACCAGAGGAACGGCTTATACCCACCAAACACAGGCAGTCACCACCGACAGCATTACCATTAACCAATCCCAAATTATCCCAATGTTCATTGACAGGGCTGACGAAGCCCAAACCCCATATGCCAGTCAAATGGAAATTGCTGACTTACAAGGTCAGTTAATCAATGAATACTACGAAACTGATATGTTAGCCAACCACGCTATGTGGACTGACTTTGATAACAGTCAGATTGGCGGAGCAGCAGGAAACATCACAGTTTCCGCCTCCAACATTGACGACATCATCAGGGGCGTTAAGAGGGAAATCGGAGAAGCGAATGGTAAGAATTTAATGAAACAGCACGGAGCGTTTATTGTTTGGAGGTATGCTGACTTGGAATTGCTTGAGCAATTCTGTCAGGCTTGTAAAAGAACTATTGGTCTGATTAAATCTTTCCTTATTGACTTGGACATCCGAATACAACGGATAACAGGGGCGAACCCATTGCCGATTTTGGCAACGGGACGCTGAACGACTGAGTGGAGAGACTCCCGAAAAGGAGAAGCGACAGTCTGAACTTCGCTATAATTGTACATTAAAAACTTAATTAAAGTATTGACTGGAGAAGTTTACTCATATATAATTAGAGTATGAATAAACAAGAGAAAATTAGAAAATATGACCGTGAATATAAACGCAGAAAATATGCTGAAAATCCGAAAAAGGCAATAGCTCAATCAAAAAAGGCTTATGAGAAAATGAAGCAAGACCCAGAAAAGTATAAAAAGTATAGGGATTATCAGAATGCCTATATGAGAGAATACAGAAATACAGACAAGTTTAGGAAGTATCACCGAGAACGAATGAGAGAGTGGCACAGAAAGAATGCTAAAAAAATATATCAACAGAGAAGAAAAAGACCTTATGAGAAACTTGCTTCAGTTGTTAGAGCCAGAGTGTATGACGCACTAAAACACGGATATAAATCTGACAGAACAGAAAAATTGATTGGAATTACGATTAAAGAATTAAAAGTGTATCTTGAAAAGCAGTTTCAAGACGGAATGACTTGGGATAATTATGGGTTTTATGGTTGGCATATAGACCACATAATACCATTATCCAGTTTTGACTTAACAAAAGCGGAAGAACAGAAAAAAGCATTTCATTATACAAATTTACAACCACTCTGGGCAAAAGAAAATATGCATAAAGGTTCAAAAATACTTAATTAAGTTAGAAGGCGGAGAGGAAAATCCGAAGCGGTTTTCCCCCTCATTATGAGGAGTAACAAATTTGAATGGCTTCGTTCTTGCTGACAAAGCCCTGAAAGATGGCGTAGGAGATGATGGATACTACTTTATGGGTATGTACCATTATGTTTCCAACAGCCACGCTTCAGGACACTTGTTTGGCGGAATTAGAAACCTGTTCCACTTGGGTATTCTCACAGCGACTAACGGACAGATTGTAATTGATAAAGAACCAGCCACAGCGGACGGTCCTTTATCAGGCACAGGTGTTGTTAGCCGTATGGATTGGGAATTTGCCAGTTGGCACAATCACGAAGCGGTTCTCTACGATATTACAGTAGCGTAATTTCGTTCTCTACCCTCTTTTGGGTAGAGTAAGCCGATTAGGAGCTACGGTAGCTCGCCAGCTTTGTAAGCTGGAGGAGGTGGTTCAATTCCATCAATCGGCTCATGGCTTATTATCCTAAAATTTATAATCTTGGCAGTGCTACTGATGAGTTAATGAAAAGAAGCGAAAGACCAAAAACCAAACCCGCTTCGCCCGCTCAAATAGAAAAAATAAGAAAAGAGATTGAGGCGAAAAGAGCAAAGGTTAAAGAAGAGGAAGAACAGAAACCATTGAAAGAAGAACCGATACAGGAAGAGCCTGAAGAAACTCCGTCAGACAAACCATTCGTATTCATCGGTATCCCTTGCTACAAGACAATCCATATCAGGACAATGGACTCTGTTGTGATGACCTTGCTCAAACATCACACAGATTTCGGGTTTATGAGCGGAGTGTTTGTCCACGAAAACCAGAACAAGTTAGTTGAAATGGCGAGAGAGAAAAAAGCGTCCCATTTATTTCTAATCGAACACGATATGGTCTTTGAGCCAGACACATTAGAAAAACTGCTTAAACTGGATAAAGATGTTGTGGCTGCTCCATATTCAGGCAGGGCTTTGCCAAGACAACCGCTTGTTTATGACAAAAAACCAAACGGGGAGCTTTATATGATGGATTATGATATTTTCCTTGACAAACCGACAAAGGTTTATGGAGTTCCGACTGGCTGCACCCTTATTAAAATGAGTGTATTTGACAAAATAGAGAAACCGTATTTCTTCTTTGAATATGACAAGAAAGGCAAAATGCTTATGAGCCAAGATATTTATTTCAGCAAAAAGGTCAACGAGGCGGGATTAGAGTGTTGGATAGAACCAAGAATTTCAATAAATCACATTGGGGAAATGGATTTTTAAGAAAGGAAATATATGATAATTAGCGACCACACATTAAAAGATGCAATATTTCAAGAAGCTGACCGCATTTGCGGGACAGATGATAATAACTATCCTATTTTATCTAAAATAGCCAGATACAACGGTGCTTTGGATAGGTTTTGTTCTATTGCCTTGATAAACGATGGAACTTGGACTTTTGACGACCTCAATAAAGGCGACCTACCTATCGGAACAGCAGACATTGTTTCAGGACAACAGGACTATGAGTTCGCTGATGAGATTTTGGTTGTTGAGAAAGTCCTTGCTAAAAACTCCGTTGGCGATTGGATTGAACTTGACCCAGTTGATATGAAAGATAAAGACGCTGAATACATTTGGACGCTTCCCTCAACTAATACTGGTTCGCCTGTTCGTTATCAGAAGTTCGCCCATTCAATCCTGCTTGACCCAATTCCAAACTACGCTTCAACCGCAGGACTAAAAGTTGTCTTCAAAAGAAATGTAGTTAAAATTACAGAAACTGATTTAGATAGTTCAGATGATTTATCAACTGAATGTGGAATACCCTCAATCTTCCACCCATACATCGCCCGTATGATGTCGTTGCCTTATTTAATTGAAAATAATATGCCAGCGAGAGGAGATATAGCGAGAATAATTGAAAGGGACGAAGAACTTATCAAAGGTTATCTCGCCAAAAGAGATAATGATGAGAAAAAAGTCCTTAAAGGTAAAAAAATATATCCGAGATGACAAACGCAACAAAAAACATAACCACAGTCACTAACGCCACAAAAGTTGAAGGCACTGATTTTGACACTCCACATAAAAGCGGGTCTGGTTTGACTTGGAAAGAAGCCCCTAAAACTTTTGAAGACACTACGGAAACATTTGAAGAATTAGAAAAAGTGTTGGAATGGACTAATCAAGGAAAACAATGAAACTAATAACATATTTAAGTATTATCACATTAACAGTCGGATTGGTTCTTGGAGTTATCGCTATCCAAGAAGACCATTTCGGGGCGACTATTACCACTCTTTTAACAACTGACCAAGTTTCTGATTTGCCAGCGATTTATAACGCTGATTTGGCTTCTCTCAACAACGCTATTCACTGGTCGGCTGGGTCTGACTATCTCTATACTTCATCAAGCCCGACATTTGGGCTGATACTCGGCGATACTTCTTCTTCAACGATTGGAAAATTAAAAATTTCAGACGATTTGAATGTTATTGGTAATGCTTCTACAACATTTCTTTATATTTCGGATAGTTTAACAATAGGGGCTTATTATCTGCCTAACACAGACGGAAACGCTAATCAGATATTAAAAACAGACGGCTCGGGTGCTGTGACTTGGCAGTCGGAAGTTGGTGGTTCGTCTGCTTGGGAATATAATAGCGGAACGGACGCTATGGTTACTACATCAACTCTTGGAATTTATATCACAGCGTCTTCTTCGTTTGGTGGAGGACTTAACATTGACGGAGTGACTATTTCAGGGTTAGGAGCGACCGCAACAGGAACAGCATTTACTGCCCTAACTTTCGGCAAAACATCTCTTGCGGATTATTGGCACTCCCACGAAATAATGACATCTTATCTTGTTGATAACACAACAGCAACATCAACAGGTGCTGAGGCAACTATTGGAAGTTTTACTATTAAGGGTGGAGATATGGGGGCAAATGGATTAGTAAGATTAACTATGAGTGGATTAAGTTTTACAAACGATACGCATTATATTAGTGCTTTGTTTGGCGGAGAAACGATTGCGACAACAACTCATATAAAAACAGGTTCTCAGGAAAATAGATATTGGCACGGAACAGTAAATATTTATAATAGAGGAAGTGAAAATCTACAATGGGCAGTTATGAATATATGGCACGAATATGGTTCTACGGGCGACCAAACATATCTTTCAACATCAACAGAATTACATATTGATACTTCGGTTGACCAAGTAATAGACATTAAAGCTAAAGCCGATTCAACAACAGATACATCATTAAGAGCAGCGGATGTTCAGATATTTAGAAAGGACTAATGAAGAAACTATTTGAACTAACAACAAAAGATTTTTTAAGCGGAGTGAGTGAAGTATCTCACGGATTGAGAGGACTTTTCTTTTCAGCCACAGGAGTATCGCCTTTAATCAACCCACGCAGGTCAAGTAATGATTTCGGGCTTTTACAAACATCCGCAGCACCCGTAGATATGACAGGAGCAGTAGTCGTAGATGTCCCAAGGGTTTGGGTATCAGAAGCAACCGCTGCCAACACAGGTTATCTTTATATATTCGGAAACGCTGGTAATTTTTATGTTGTTGATTTATCAGACAACACTATCACCAACGAAAGAAGCGGAGCGAATAAGATTACAAACCCCGCGAATGGAATGGTGATTTATGGCAATACTAACCTGTTTTACGCCCAGACTACTCAAATAGGAATGTGTACCGAAACAGGAACAAAACCCTTTGATACGAGTTCGGGTTGGGACAACGACTGGTCGGGGGCAAATAAATTAAACGATTCTGTCTATCACCCGATGTATCCTTTCGGCGGAAGGATTTTTGTCGGGGATGATAACGAACTCCACGATATATCTGGCGGTATCAACCCAGTTTTTACTCAAAATGTAATGACAAGTTTAGAAGCGGATTACAGGATACTTTGTTTTAGTGATGATGGTTTTAACTTAGTGATAGGGGTAACTCAAAACTTGGGTGATGTTTCAATAATGGGTAGGAGCAAGGTTTGTTTTTGGAATACTTTTGATGACTATTATTCAAAAGAGTGGTTCATTCCAGAGCCACACATTTCTTCAATTAAGAAAATGGGCGGTTGGAATTACGCCATTACAAGCGGAGGGATTTATAAATTCTCTTATGGCTCTCCGCCAGTTAAAGTAGTAGAAGGTGTGGACTGCCTTTACGGACAACACGCCGCCTGCGATGTTTTAGAAGGGACACAACTCTTGGTGGGGAGAAGGACTAACTATATCTCATCTTACGGCTCACCGCTTCCAGGATACCCCAAAGCCGTTTTTAATCCCTTTACTGGCTGGGCTGCGGCACAGGGGGTTCACTTACTTGCCACTACAGCAAAAAGAGGAACTATTTACTTTGGAACAAATGATAGTAAATTATATCGTCAAGATGTGGTGACAGGTGGAGCAACAGGTCTATCCGCCACAACAAATTTTATTTCATTACGAGAAAAGACGAAAATTGAACAGATTAAAATTATTTTAGGGACAGACCTTGCTTCGGGGGATAGTTTGAGAGTAGATATAAATTCAGACAGTGGAGATGCTCCTACGGTGTTTGGGACAGCATCTTTCGCAGACCACGGAGCAGTTAGGCGGATAACCCTACACAGCACTTTTGATGTAGAAGATGTCCAACTTAAATTTAACTTCAACGCTGGAAATGTGAAAATTAAAAGAGTAGAAGTATTTGGAACACCATATAAGCAAGCACTAAAATAATGGATATTAAAAAAGGAAAAATTGTATATCCCAAAGTCCCCACCGAAAAAAAGGTAGAAGAGATTGATTACGAGCAGTTGACCACCAAACCAAGTTTTATATCCAAGTCAATTTCGGTTGATTTATCAGGTTCGGCAACAACAGAAGTTTGTCTTCACACGGAACTGGAAGCGGAACTTGTTAGGGCTTTTCTACTCTACACAGAAGCAAGTTCATCAGACGCAGGAGTAGGGATTAGGGTCGGCAAAGAGAGCGATAATGATTATTATTATTCGGGAACTTCTGAAGCGTCAAAAGCAATTTATTACACAAAAGATTTAACCCTATTAAAAAAAGACATAGCCAAAGGCGATACAGTGACCCTATATTCAGCAGGTGGAAAAACAGGCACAGGAGAGGTCTTACTTTACATAGAATATAAATTAAAAGGTAGTTATCGAGGACAATAATTATGAACAAATTTTATGAATTAGAAACAAAACAAGGTGAGATATTTGAGGGAACTCCTACTGGGAACAAAATAACCCGTGAGGAAACTTTTGGGACAGAAGAAGATTTTATTAAAGCAGGCGGTGTTAGAGGAACGGATAATTACTGGGAAAATGTGACCACTATCACTCCTGAAAGTTTAACCACTACAATCCCGATTGACCTTTCAGGACAACCCCAACCTGACGACACGGAAGCGGGGCTTATTATCGCTGGGACGGAGGAACAGGCGAAAATGGACGCTGCCCGCAAGAAAGAGGAAGAAGCCCGACTTAAAAAGACCGAAGCCACAGAAGACATTACAGGGCTTTTAACGCAGCTTGAAGGCGAGGGAACAGAACAACTTGCCGCTGAAAAAGAAGCAGGTCTTCCAGAGTTTGCCCAACAGCAAGCGGACATTCAAGGACAAATAGGCGTTAAAATGGCGGAATACAATGTCCTACAATCTGACTATGATAAAATTGAACAAGAACTCAAAGAACAACCAGGAATGCTGATGGGGCATTTTAGGGGACTGCGAGCCAAAGCCCAAGACCAGTTAAGAATTAAAAAGAACGCATTAGCGAGTGAGATAGGGATTTTACAAGCACAAGGTTTAGCGGTTCAAGGAAAGATGTCTGCCGCTCAAAGTTCAGTAAATCGGGCAATAGACCTTAAATACGACGCTATCCGCCAGAAGATAGAAACCCAAAAATTCCTATTAGACCTTATTAGCGAAGACCTAACCGCAGCCGAAAAAGAACAATGGGACTTACAACAAGCCCAGTTAGCCCGTGAGGAGCAGATAATGGAAGAGCAGAAAGCGGAAGACGCACAAATACAAGCAATTATGTTAAGTTTGGCAGGTAAAGCCCCAAGTGATGTTTTAGCCCAGATTTCTAACGCTACATCGGTTTTAGAGGCAACACAACTGGCTTCGCCGTATCTCGCAGAAGAGGCAGAAATAGACACCCAAATAGTAACAGCAGGAGGCAGACAATTATTGGTGAATAAACAAACAGGTGAAACTATTAGAGATTTAGGAGCTGCTTATAAGGATACGGGGGTTGATAATGATTTAACATCAGAAATGAAAAACTATCAATTCTATTACAGTCAAGAGGTAATGGAAGGCAGAACTCCGAAGAGTTTTGGCGAGTGGAGTGGTAAGTTTGACGATAAAGGAGATACAACGCTCTTTGATACTATAATGCAAGACGCTATAAATAATGGTGCTTCTCCGTCCGATGCGGCATTGGCTGCTGCTCAATATGCAACTAATAATGGAATATCACTAACAAAAGAAGAAAGAGCGGCTTTATCCGACAGAGCAAATAATATGACACCGACCACAGAACCAGGTAAGGATATAAGAGTGGGAACTGGTGAAGTATTAACTTTTGGCGAAATATCTCCTGAAACAGAATATATAACAAAATCCCCTGATGATATTAAAAGAGAAAAAGCAAAACAATCGGCAATAGACAAAGGATTAACTTCTTATCTTGACCCAATCACTGGCAAGATTGTATCTACTACTGGCGGCACAATCGGCTCATTTTTCGGTGATTTATTTGGTGAATAAATATGACTTTTGATGTTAATAAATTTTTAGAGGGATACAAACCAGCCGTAAAAACTGGCGGATTTAATGTTAGTAAATTTCTATCAGAAAAATATCCAACTACACAAAGACAAGGCAAAGGTAAATTAGACGACTCAAGCGAACTTTATAATTTAGCAGTTAGTAAAGGATACCAAAAAGACGCTGACAGAATACTTACAGCCCAATCAGGCGAACAAACTAAAAAGATATTCAGTGGTGGTTTTATTTCAGATATTTTTGATACTCTCAATGCCCTACAATATGGAGTAACTGGTATATTAAAGGGCAGAAGTTTTATTGAAGGAGTAAGGACAAGACAATCGTTTTCAGATAAAGACGCATTAGGTGATAATGGTATTCCTGGAATGATAGGCGGGATTGCTTTAGATATAGCCGTTGACCCCTTAACCTATGTAGCCCCGTGGACTATTGCTAAAAAAGTGCCAGGAGTTATGAAAGGATTAAAAGCCATCAAAGGTGCTTTGTTTGGGAGAAGAGTTGTAAAAACAATAAAAGGAGTATCTGATATTGCTCCTGATGTTTCTAAAATATCCCCAGACCTCGCACCCCTCGCCAAAGAAGCAAGGAAGTATAAGAGTGCGGAGGAGTTTTTCTTAAAAAGTAGGGTAAGTAGAGAAGAATTAAGAAAACAAGGAATTAAATCACAAGAAGCAATAAAAAACTGGTTTAACAGGAATATAATACCAAGAGAGGCAGAAAAACTTCCATACGCTATGGCACACAGACCAAGAAAAGTATCGCCGTCTTATGATATTTCAAGAAAAGGAATTATTACAAAAGATGTTTATACTCGTCCACAACTTTATGCGGATATGACCGATGAAACCTACCAACAGTCATTCAAAGCGTTAGAAAAAATAAAAAATAAACCTAACGCAAATATTACAATTTATCGTGCTACTCCTATAAATGAATTAAGAACAGGTGATTGGGTGTCTCTTTCAAAAAAATACGCAGAAAAAGAAGCATTAGCCGAAGGCGTTAAAGTAAGCTCATTTAAGGTAAAAGCAAAGGATGTATTTTTCGCTGGTGATGATATAAATGAGTTCGGATATTTTGGCAAGCAAATTACCCAAGTGGTTAAGGGGGTTAAGAAAGTGTTGCCGAGAACTTACAAAACAATAGAAGGCGGAACAAAAGCAGGCAAGTATTTAGCTGACAAGTTTGTATGGATGTTTGGAGCTGACCCGATTTATAAGCAAGCATATCAAAAGAGTGTTAGAAATATAGCAGTTGGAACACAAAATATCGCTAAAATATCAAGAGGGATTGGAGGTCTAACACCCGAAGTATCAGCTAAACTTTTAACCAAAGATAAAACAGGTAGAATGATGAGGGTTGGGATTAAGCAACTTAAAAAAATTTTAACCCCAGAAGAGTTTAAGTTAGTCAAGCCCGCTTGGAAAAAGATTGATGATTTAGGGCAAGAAGCGGTGGATTTGGGACTTTTAAGCAAAGCGAAGTTTGAAGAAAACCTTGGGGAATATATTAAAAACGCTTATACAGAATTTGAACAAGCCAAAAGCAAGGGTCTTTTTAGTTTTATGAAAGTGGGGATTAAGGGTATTAAGAAACGAAAAGTAGGGCTAACCCCAGAAAAAATGGCAGAACTTGGACAGATAGATAATCCCGCTTATTTGCTTTTTAAGAGTGTGTTTGATTTAACAAAAGATGTAGAAAATGCCAAACTATTTAAAGCAACTGCTAAACATTTTGGTAGCGATGTTGCCCAAGCAGGATTTAAACAACTTCCAAAAGGAATAAGAGTTGGAGCGTTAAAAGGTAAGTGGGTTCCTAAAAATATCTACAACGCTATCCAAGAAGTCGCAGAACCAATGAAAGATTTTGCGGGACAAAAGATAATGGGGAACTTTAAGTTTTTTAAAGTTGTAATGAACCCAGCCACCCACGCAAGGAATATGGTATCTAACCAGATACTGAATTATTGGAAACTTGGAATGAACCCGCTTGACCCAAGAGTAATTAAAGCCAACGCAAGAGCGGTTAAAGAAGTAGCGAGAGGAACTGGTAAGTATATCAAACAGGCAAAAAAAGCAGGATACAATATAGACACATTTGCCGCTAACGAACTAAGGTCTATTCTTGACAGTCCTGAAGCATTGGGAGTAGGGAAAAAACTTGGAACTGGTTGGCATAAAGTCAAGAATAAATTAGGTGATATTTATCAGGGAGAAGAAAACCTTGCTAAACTTTCAGCGTTTATTTTTAATCGCAAACACAGAGGGTTAGGGATTGAAGACGCTTGGAAGGCGGCAGAGTCGGCAACATTTAACTACGCCCAAGTAACTCCTTTTATTAGAAAACTAAGAACTGCTTTATGGGGAGTTCCTTTTGTAACTTTCACAGCTAAGGCAACTCCTCTTGCTATTGAAACAGCTCTTAAAGCCCCTCAAAGAATATCTGTGTTTGGTAAAGTTAAACAAGCCATTGAAAGCCAATCGGACATTGAAACAACTGAACGGGAAAGAGCCGCTGAAGCCCCTTGGATTAAAGATAACTTTTATATCAAACTTCCAATTAAAGATAAGTATGGAAGGTCAGCTTATTTTGATTTAACTTATATTATCCCTTTTGGTGATTTAGTTGCGGGGAACTTCTTTGAACGGCAAACAATGAGAGAAACAGGACTACGAGAGTCAATCCCGTCAGCAGTGTTAAGTAAGTCGCCTTTATTTGGATTTATTAAAGAGATAAGCAGAAACCAAGATTTCTACGGAGATAAAATTTGGAACGATAGCGATACGATGGACAAGCAACTTCAAGATTTAATGCGGCACACAACCAAAACATATCTTCCGCCATTAGTATCAGACCAAATTCCAGGTGGTTATAAGTCAGACGGGACAAGACGACAAAAAGGCGTGTTAGGAGTAAGTGGAGCGAGTGCTGAAAACCAACAACGAACCTTAATGCAAGAAATGTTAAGAAATGTCGGTGCAAAGGTTCAGCCCATAGACGCTGATATACAAGAAAGGTATCAAGAATGGAATAAAAAAAAGGCGTTAAAAGCCCTATTAGAAGAAAAAGGTGTTATCAAGGAATTTGGAATATCTTATATCCCTAAGAAATAAAAAGAATAAAGATAAAGATTAGGAAGAATATAACTCCTAAAAGCACCTTCCCCGAACCGATATTTTTATTATCTTGTAGGTCGCTAAAAATAGCAAACCCAACAAAAATTATAAAGAATGAGAATATGATTGTTAGAAATTCCATAGTTCTTTATAAGTTAAAATAGTTTAGTCAACCTATCACAAAATAAACCCCTTGTCAAGTAAAATTATGACCAAAACAGAAAAATTAAAAAAGATATTAGAAACATTAAATGACAGTGTTTCAGTAAAGGACTTTCAAAATAGTTTTAGAAAGGTTATTAAGATTGTTAAAAAAAGGTTTGATAAATTAGAACGAGAGATAAGGGCAACTTCTGATACGGAAAAAGAAAAGTTAAAGAAACTTCAAAAAGATTTCACCGAAATTATCACAGAAGCAAAGAAGGAAAGCGATAGCACACTCGGCGGGTTCAAGGCGAGAACAATGGAAGCGATAAACTCTCTCTTTACAAGTAATCGGGTTAATCAGAAATTGAGCGAAAAACTAAACGAAGTTAGCGAGGCAATTAAACGGGTTAGTCAGTTTAAGCAGGCAAGAGATGGAGTTGATGGAATAAATGGGATAGACGGAGTTAGTGGGCAAGATGGCAAAGACGGCTCGCCAGACACTCCCGAACAAATAGCCGACAAACTTGAAGAACTTAAAGGAAAAGACAAACTCAAAATCTCTGCTATCAGAGGATTAAAGAAAACCCTCAAAGGATTAGAAGCAAGACCAGTAGGGGCAACAGGAGCAGGCGTAGGAAAGCTGGCGTTGGAAGCTCGTATTATTGATTGGACATTATTGGGAACTGGTGACGGAACTACGACTGATTTTACACTACCAGTAACCCCCAACCCAACTAGCTCATTACAATTAAAAGTTGGTGGCGGTGAATTATTTGTAACGGATGATTGGACTTTATCAGGCAGAGTGGTTTCTTTTATAACAGCTCCGCCAAATACGGCTAAGATAAGATACAAATGTAGGAAATAATATGAAAAAAATACTTATCATCACAATTTTATTACTTGGTTTAGTAGGAACAGCCCACGCTGGATTTTTAGGCGATGTTTTAGACCTTTTTAGTTTTAAGACGACAGAAGTAGAAGAACCTCAAGTAGGAGCGACGGTCTGCTATCCATATCAAGGTTGCACAGGAATAAGCACTATTGCCAGTAGCACTATTTTAATAGGACACGACAGCAACCCAATGGTGACCTCAACTTGGACTATCCCAATGGAAGACGGCTCTGCCAATCAAATCCTAAAAACAGACGGATCTGGGGCTTTAACTTGGCAGGCAGACGCTGACACAGGCGGAGCAGGTGCTTCCGCTTGGGAATACGATAGTGCCGCAGACGCTATGGTTCCCACCTCCACAAAAGGAATTATGATCACCGCCTCATCTTCAATAGGGGCTGACTTCCGAATAGACGGCAACACCACAACAACAGGTTCATTTTACATCGGCGGAACCGCTTCAACGACAGAGCTTTTTGTTCAAGATGACGGACACATTGGCGGGGCATTAACGGTGGATGGAAGTATCACAGGAGCAGGCGATATTACAGGTGTCACTATTTATGGCGATGGCTCTAATTTAACTGATATAGGAGCGGCGGCTGCTTCCGCTTTGACTATTTCTGGTAAAGCGACTGAAACTATAACAAAAGGGCAGGCAGTTTATGTTTCAGGTGCGGTAGGAACTAATGTCCAATTCGCACTTGCTGACAATACAATTTGGGGAATGGGTGATGTGATTGGATTGGCGGCTGAAAGTAAGACATCTGGTCAAACAATGCTTGTTAGAGTCGCTGGACAATTAGATAATTTTGATACTTCGGCTTGGGCTGATGGTGATAATCTATATCTTTCAACTGGAGGCAGTATGGTGACAACAACTCCAGCAACAGGAGCCTTAAAACATATTGGCGATGTAGAATATGCTCACGCAAGTTTAGGCGATGTTTTAATTCATATCAGACATACCAAACATAGAGCAACAGCAGCCGATAAAGATTTATTCGTAAGAATGGGTGATGACGCGGGAGCAAATAAAAATTCTTATAGAAATTACTCAAATACAGAGGTTGGCTACATAAACAGTTTGGGAAACATTGACTTTAACAGAGCAACGACCACCTATGCGACATCTACAATTCTTCATATTTCAGACAGTTTAACAGTGGCAGGTAGTGTTAGTGCTAATAATTATAACGCTGGAATAAATGTTGAAACATTAACAGGAGATAAAACTTTGACTGTTGGAACTGATGAAATGTATCAGCACCTAAATTCTAATAACGGGAACAGGACAATTACTCTGGCAACATCGACGGCAACAGCAGGGGATATATTTATTATTAAAAATACTGATACTTATAATTCTGATAATTATTTAAGAGTTTATCAGGGAGCAGTTTTGAAAGAAGATATTTACAGCCAGTGTATTAAGACATTTGTTTTTAATGGGACAGATTGGGTGGGGAATGATATTGGAGTTGTAGATACAAACAATATTCAAATAGGATATAAATCAAGGGCTTATGATCAAGGTGTGGCAATCGGAGCGAACACTGCTGCTTTTGCATCAGGCGTGGCGATTGGAATTTCTGCATCTGGTTATAATGATGGGATGGCTTTTGGGAGACTTGCCAATGCAAAGAATTATGGAGTTGCGGTTGGGACAGGAAGCACTGGGTGGGATTATGGAGTTGCGATTGGCTACAAGTCAAGAGGACCGAGACAAGGAATATCAATAGGTTATCAAGCAGGTTATAATATTGACACATCAGCAGACAGGAGAAATATTTTAATTGGCTATCAAGCAGGGGATTTAATCACAACAGGAGTTGATAATATTATTCTTGGATATAATGCTGACCCACCAACAGCGACAACAAATAATCATTTAAATATAGGGGGGATAATATTCGGGGATTTGTCTGGCGGCAATGTCGGCATCGGCACAACAACACCATCTCATAAATTATCAGTAGCTGGCAGTGTTTTAGCTGACCAATATATTGAGTATTCACCTAAATATATCGGAGACGCTGTGTCTGCTATTAAAAACATTAAACACGAACAAGGAACAGAAAAAGGTGATTGGGCGAAAATTGACCACGCCACACTACCAGCAGGAGTAAGAGTAGAAACATCAGCCATTTCAACCAGTCAGGTTGGCGTAGAGATAATTAAATACGAAGCGGAATATGAAGATGTTTGGGACGGGCAAGCCACGACCACAGTATTAGTCAATGAGGCGAGAACGAAAGAAGTCCCAATTATTGAAGAAACATCATATACTTTTGTCGGTAGAGATTTAGGGGCAAGCGTCCAATTAAACACAAGGGCAATCCAACAGTTAATTAAAAGAATTGAGGAGTTAGAAGTGGAAAAAAAGATATTAGTTGGCGGAGATTTAGAAGCAAGAATTGCGGAACTGGAACAAAATCAAAGTGCTGTTTTGAAATTTATAGAATGGTTTAGGAGTTTATTTAAATAAGGAAACATTATGGAATTTTCAAACGAAACTCTCCACGAAATTCAAATACGAATGGAAGGAAAGTTAGACAACATAGAAAAACATCTCAAAAAACAAAATGGTCGCATAGGCAAGTTAGAAAACTGGCGGTCTTTTACTTTGGGAGCTTCGGCTATTATAAATATAATTCTAATTCCGTTAGTAATTAAGATGTTTTTAGATAGATAAATTGTGGATAACTCCTATTGACAAACTTAACCAGTTGTCTATAATTAAATTAGGGATAGGACATAGTAAGCGTTTTAATACAGCCAACCCTCTATCCCTTTCGGTTGGCTTTTATATTCTTTTTATGCTGGCGTGACCGAGTAAGTCCCCCACTCTACGGGGATAAGGTAGCCCAAGGTTGCTAAACGACCAGCGGGTGTTCTCGTCTTACACAATAACATAAATTAGTAGAGTGGCGAGATGCGAGAGTTTTATTCGCGATATACAATTTACTTTCGCCGCCAGCATTAAGGGAATATATGTTTACACTTGCGATAGTTTTCTCAATTTTATTTAACGGACAAGTTGGATTTTTAACCAACGATTTTTGTTGGGGACGGCTTATGTGCCAAGACGGAACAACAACCTATATGGCAGAAGCGGACACAAAAAAAACTTTCCATAATTTCACCCTACCCGAAGGAGATTTTAAGTGTAAAATAATTGGATTTGGAGATGGGTATATCCACCCATCGGTTTATGATTTTGTTTCAAAAGATTTATGACTATAAACAACCGCAATAAATTAGCGTCAGCCCGTTTCAAAAAATGTTTAGAAGTCCTTATGGCAAAGGGTCGCGATTATAGCGGGGAAGGCGACTGCCTCAATAACTTCAAACAAACAGCCCGAGATTTAGGTATGTCAAAATATCAGGTCTGGGCTATTTTTTTTCAAAAACACATTCACAGCGTTCTCAACTCTATCAAGCGAAGCCCTGAAAAACCCCAAGTTGAAAGCGAACCATTAGAGGAGAGGATTACGGATATTATAAATTACGCAATAATTTTAGAAGCACTATTAGATGAAGATAAAGATGTTCAAAAAATATCTGTCCATCAGAAAAGTTATGAAAAAGGATATTTTGACGGATACAATGCTTGTAAAAGAGGAGAACCAGCTGGATAGAAGCATTACTGGAAGAGGACAGTTCTTTACAAAGACCCTAATGGGTCAAAATAAGTATAGGAGGAAGTTATGAAAGGAATGACAGATGTTTGTGTTGGAAAGATGACGCTGAAACAAATTCACAACGAAATTGTCCGCAATATGACTTATAGGCGACCTAAACGGCTCATAGTGGACATCAAGAGACAGGAGGATGGTTATCAAACCACAATATGGATTAGCGAGGAGGATTTCTAATGGGAAAGAGACGAAAGAGTAAACGCTGTGCGAAAATGAGTTGTCGGAATGACGCTGTTCAAAATCATCATTTTTTACCCTACCGCTTCTATAAAGGCAACCCATTCAAGGTTAAGTTGTGCGAGGAGTGCCACGCAGAAGCAGACCGACTAACAGAGGGACACCAAAAAACTCCTGATAAGTATTTCAGGATAATCTTTAACTTTATTTATGAGGTGTGATTATGAGAAGTATAATGATTTATTTGAGTGTTGTAATTATAGCAATTACAGCATTATTCTTGATTGTAGTTGTTGTTTGGAATAAATTGACAAGGAGGTAAAAATGATTTGCTTGCGATGTGAATGTGGAGGGTTTCTACACTTCCACCACATAGAGGGAGATACGAGATATTATGTTTGTATGTCGTGCGAGAAACTTCACAAAGAAAAGATTACTTGGAGGTAGAAAATGAAATATCTACTAATCGCTTTGGGTATTACTATAGTATTATCCATAGTATTACTATTTATTATTATTGTTGTTAGGAGGATTTATGCAAGAAATAATAGAACAGATAAAAGAACAGAAATACTTTATTATAAACAAGTGGATTAACAAGAACACTGTTGCTGAAATTAACGAAGAGCAGGAAGTGATTATTTTAAATGCTTCTCTGTTAGTTGTTGAGGCAATAGTCCACGAGTTTATGCATAGTAAATATCCATCATTGTCCGAAAATGCGATAATCGCAAAGACCACCAAGAAAATAAACAGGTCAAGTATCGCTGAAATTCAGGAAATGGTGGACATTATCGGAACACTGATAAGGAGGTAAAAATGCTTGAAATACATTGTGATAATTTTGAATGTTTCTGCGATGAAAATAAATCTCTTACTTGTAGTCACTGTAAAAAGGGCAAACTTTATTTCAAATGCGATTGTGGAACATTATATGAAATTAAGGGAAGTCTTTGGAAAAGGATTATCTGTGAAAAATGTAATATTATAAAAATTCCTTGTAGTGACCACACTTACCATTTTAAGCGGAGGCGGAAATGTTAATCCAATTACATAAATGCGAAAAATGCGGCTCCCAATATGGTTGCCAGACAGTTGGCAGAATATCAGCTTTAACCCATTGCGATACTTGTCTTTTTAAAACAATATGTTCAAAAGAAGGACTGGCTATCGTTATTAAGGGACTTTGTAAGAAATGCGAGGAGGAGAGTAATGCTGAAAAAAGAATTTGTTGCGGAAAATGCGGGAAAAGATAAGATACTTGGCAGACCAATAGAAATAAACCGCCAAAAACTGGAAGTTAAAAGTAGGAAAGGTTATGCCGAACTTATCTTTTTCAGTGATTAATAGTAGGTCACTATTACGAGTAATCGTAATTAAAAAACTTGGCTGTATCGGGGAATGCCGAAAGGTTAATCCCGAGGGAAGTCGTAATTGACCCCGTAGAGACTATACGCCGAGCTCCTCCACTTTAAAGTGGAGGATGAAGATATAGTCCGAACTGTATGGAAACATATAGATATGGGCAGAAATGACCCATACAAGTAACAATAGCTACATTATGGACATCCCCAATGCCAGTTAGAAAAGGCGAGAGCAATGTTGGATTATGCTCTTAAGAAAAGGATTTATGTATTTTGTGGCGGGGATATGATTGAAGCGGGGTTGAATACATCAGTTGGGGATAGTGTTTATATGCAGACCCTTAATCCTCAACGCCAAATGGAAGCGGTGATTGACCTACTTGAACCTTTGGCAAAAGCAGGGCTTATAATTGGATACCTTACAGGAAACCACTCAGCAAGAATAACCAAAGCAACCAGTATTGATATTTCCAAGATTATCTGTCGGCAGTTGAAAATTCCATATCTCGGATATGCTGGTTGGACAATCCTGTCGGTGGGTGGTATAAGATATTCCCTTTATTCCACTCACGGAAGTGGTGGGTCTTGATGAAACGGGACACACCTAAAACTCTCAGGCTATATGCTGGAACACCCTAAAGCCTATAAAACCTAAACAGTAATCCGAAAGGATGAGCTGAATGGTTTGAAAATTTATAGGATATATGGGCAATCAGCAGGGAAGACTTCTAAGTCCGAAAGGATACGAAGAACCCTCAGAGACTACACGCCTGACTATTGTATGTTTTTATAGATATGTTATACTTCGTATGTAATATACTAAATATAATTACTATGAAAAATAAAAGAAAAATTAAGTGCCTGTGGTGTAGTAAAAAGAAAATACTTAAAAGACAAAGGGGTTGGGATAAACAGAAGTTTTGTTGTATTAGATGTCGGCAAGAGTTTCATAGTTTTATGGATGAACGAAGTCCATTCTACGACAAATTAAGAAATAGAGATACAATACTTAATAATTCTGATTTATTTGTAAAATGTGAGATTTGCGGTCAATTAGCAAGAAGACGATTAAGCACACATATTAAGAAAGCACATAAATTGTCTTGGGAAGAATACAAGAAAATATATCCAAATGCTCAAAATGAATGTGAAGAAGTTAGGAAGTGGTGTTATCGGACAGAAGTATTTGGAGTAGGATTTAATAGTAGATTTTACAAGGGTGGTTGGGACACGATAGTTGCGGAAAGAAAAAAGGAAATTGGATATAAGTGTGAGTATTGCGATTATGATAAATATAAAGAAGCTTTAATTGGTCACCATAAACTTCCTAAACAATTTGGCGGTAAAGATGAGATTAAAAATTGTATAATTGTTTGCTCAAATTGCCATTGGCACATCCATAAAAAAATTAGGAAAGTTGTTAAAAATAAACATACAATAGAAGATATAGTCCAAACTTGTGTGAAAACACGAGAAACTAACAGTAAAAGTTAGTGATAATAAATTAGCGTTTCAAACACACCAAATTGAAAAAGGTTATGGATATGGCGGCGTGGATAGATAGCGATATAATTACAATGTCGCATTTACATTCTCTTGTGTCGGAGGTTATAATCAAGCAGTCATATAACAGAACCCTTAATCGGATAGTTGAAAAAAAACAATATGTCTGTATTACTGGTTCGTATATTGCTTGGAATAAAACCTATGCAGAAGATTATGGTTATCCACCCACAAAACTTGGTTCGCCAAAAGCTAAGTTGATGTCAACAAAGAAGAGAGTTTATTTTTCATTTTAGGAGGGGTGTATGAACACAAAATACTTCCACAGGTGTATTACCTGCAAACATTTCAACAGACCAATCGGAAATGGGCATATCATCTGTGAAGTAAGGGATAAGCGTATAAGACATCCTTTCCGATATGGAAAATTATGCCCTACCTATGAGGTAAGGAGGCAAAATGCCAAGTTTAGAAGTGATTGCTGAAACATTGACTAAGGTTAATCTCCTCGCAATGAAGTATAATTGTAAAGTAAGAATTAAAAACGAAACGATTTACTTTGACGGGGAGATAGAAGATGAACTGGCTTTGGTGGAAGAACTGGAAGCACAAGGATTGATATAAGGAGGTTATTATGGTAGTAATTGTATGCACGGATTGTGGGGCGGTTATGGGCTGTATTTCCAAAGAAACCAACGAAACTAAAATGTGTCTTGATGGTTGCAGCGACTACTCCTTCTGTACCCTCGCTATAAACTACGATTATGAGGAGGAGAGCGTAAATGGTCTATGCCGAGAATGTGCTACGAAAGGAAAAACCTATGCTTAACAACGGGGAACGGCTAAAAAATGTCGTTCCCCCTCTACAAGAGAACGGGATTATTCCTTTTTTCTTGTGGAGAGTGGTGGAATAGGTGGACGCGTCTGATACAATTTATATCCTTGCCCTAAATGTAGGGTGCAAATCCCTACCTCTCCACAAGGGGAGTGGTCTGGAGGTAACTATCAGCCCACTCTCGCTGTGGGGGAAGAGAATTGTTGGGGTTTGTATCACTCGATTGGTGGCTTTCCATAATTCTCTCTCCTGTAAGGGAGTTCCTTGATATGTGAAGTCCAAAGTTCATTTGGAAGAAATGAAAATTATGACTAAAAAAACTATTGGAAAAATAACAAAACTTTCCGAGATAGAGTTAATAGATAGAGCATACAAACAAAGAACACGAGAGTATAAAATTAAAAGAATGCGAGCAAGTGTTCTTAAAAACCAGATTACTAATGCCTATACAATACTTGAAAACATTAGATTTGACTTTTTATCAGATACAATGTTTAGAGAGTATATTGTTAGGGCAAAAAGAGAATTGGAGGGAGCAATGTCTGATTTTCTTTTATCAGACGCTTGGTGGGAAAAAGCCATTAAAGAACATCGGGACTTGACACCGCAAGAATACGATAAACAGCAAAAACATATTGCTCAACCAACACAAAGTAAATAAAAGTGATTTGGACTTCACATATTAGGGAACTATGAAAAAATTTGATAAAATAGAAATAGAGTGGGAAGACAGCCAACATTAAAGCGGTTGGATTTTTGATAAAGACCACAAAACAGAATATGCGGATATTCAGCATAAAACTATTGGATATTTTCTAAAAGAAACAAAATACTCAATCGTTGTAATTCAATCATACGGCTTAAAAGAATACGATAATGGTCATAATATTGACGCTATAATGGAAATACCTAAAAAAGCAATAATTAGAAAACAAAAACTTTAATAAAGAAAGAATAATAAAAGTAATAGTAAGGTAGCACCCCCACCCTATAAATGCCGTGAGCAAGCCCCTGTGCGTGTAAAACGGGCAATAAACGCATTGTAGGGTGGGGTTAGAAAGGAAATAAAATGACAGCAGAAAAATATCCGACAGAATATATGGTTTTAGGGGTTCACGGATGTCCAGTCCCAATAACTGCTATGGACCAAAACGATGAACGAGATAATCCTTATTTTCAGATGAGTTTTGATAGAGCATTAGAACTGGCAAAATGGTATCAAAAAGATATGAATTGCTCAACATCTATTGTTATACTTTCGTATTTAGTTGAAGGTATCACTCCTGAAAGTTTGAATAGCCCAATGCTTGATTATGTCCCGCAAAGAATAATGCGGATAGAAAATGCCGACCAATTAGGCGAACAAGTTAAAATTTTAGAACGACAACTAACCAAAGCAACTAAACGAATAAACGATTTAGAAGAAGAAAAATTTCCGTTAGTAGAAGGCTGGGGTAAGGTAATGGATATATTAGCTAAACTTGGTAATCTTATAGATAAAGCGAAAAGCGACCAAGCAGTAGGAGGTAAAAAATAGCGGACTGGTGGTCTATATCAACTTCTACATATAAACCTCTTAAAACACGCCCTGTGAGGCGATAATAGCCAATGAAACTACAACAACGCAAACAACAATTAAATAAATATATCAAGCGTGGTGGAAGTGTGTTATTTCACAAGCAAGAAGACCCCAATTCTTACGATTACGGGTCTATTTTCGGTTATCGTGGCGAAACCCCAAAGGATTGGCGACCATTCGCACCAGAGTTTGAAGACCAGTTTACCTCATTTTTCTGTTCAAATTTCTCATA